TATATGAACTCTCACTCGATCCAAAACAATAAAACTCTTTTAAATTATATTGATACAAGGCCGGAACACATAATTGTATCATAATGCGATTCACTTTCATTTCGTAGACACGATTCATAATCGACGCCGACTACCGTTGGAATAAAAATAAGGAAATTCCCGCGCTACCCTCAGTGGGTCGCCCGGTTAATAAACCTTTGGAAAAAATCCAATGTAGCTATTCAAAGAATAAGCTGTTAAAGCAACCCAAAAGGGTAAAAAACTCCTCATGGGAGAGAACGCATCGACCACGTTCTTTTGATTAGATTCACTGTGTGAATCAATATTGATATTTACCTTTGAATATCAATAAATTTATTTCTGTTCTTTGATGTATTTTGTACTTAAAAGAGTGTGCATAAAAAACGCACTGGCTACATCCACCAATTTATTTCTCCTGAAACTCTATCTACCTTCGAATAGATTTTCAAGACACTATTGTTATTTTATAGGGTTTGAGGAACAGGTACAGAATCATATTTATATAATGTTGGAACATTAAGAAAAAATATTAAAGTATAGTCCGTTCCAGCTGCACAATAAAGGTTGTACAAACCTGGACCAACTGTTGATGAAGTATTACCATATATAATACTGCCATATTTAATATTGTCCAAATCTGAATAATCATCAATCAAACCTAGAGTTCTAAAGACAGGTGAAGTATTTTGAAAACGGACAGGAGCATAGTATGGAACTTGCGCCATACATGATCTAGTTGTTTCGTTCGACATAGCTGAACCCAATAAACCATCTTGCCCTTGAATTGTATTATAATACGCAACGGAGTGTTTATTTTGAGATCCAGCCGTATTAACTAAGTCGTAATCTGCAATAGCCGTAATTCTCTCCAAATTACGAGTGAGAAAATATGTTCTATGTGCTATATCTCCTTGCAAGACCCAGTTCATAGATCCCCTCTGTCCCACAAAACATTGTTCAAACCAATTTGAATATGTCCAATTAACAAAATTATACGGAGCAGGTACTCCAGATGTTATACCCATTGCTGACATGATACCTTCAGGATCATATCCTGGGTATAAAGGTTTCCGTGAATGCCTTGCAATATTAGACACCCAACCTTTATTAGCAGCTACAGCTGTATTCTGAGAAGTAGTTAAATAATTTGTTGATCTACGAACTAAAACTCTAATACTCCTTACTGACTCACCACCATACACTAACATGATATTATCATCTGTTTTTGTAGGTGGACCAATGTTGATAGTTTTAGCTGTATATCTAAATTCCGCTTGCTGTGCATATGGTGAAACATCTAGGGGTAAATCTGATGGTTGACTAAAAATCATTTCATGTCCAGATACATAGACAAGTGTTCGTATTGGTGCAGTTTGCACTGGTGCCGTTAGATCTGTATAAACTCGCACTGTTAATATTCCATTAAAGTTATCTGAATTATTTAAAACTGCTGAAGAATTTGAAAAGTTGTTAGCATCTAAAACCAAATCGGTGGGAAGAAATGCTTTGGTTTGCATCCATGGGACTTTAAAACAAATATCCTTATCTTCAGCTATATCTAAAATATGTGTATATATCCTAGAATAATCTGTTTGTGTACTATTAATTTTTGCAGGATCCCATGTTATTATTAACCTACCTTTATGGTACTGTGTTGATAAAATACGAATTCTTATTGAAATTGTACCCCTCCACATGCCAAAACACTGATTTACTAATGCCATTGGTGTTAAGTAACGTTTCTTTGCATGTGCCCCGGACCCTATTCTAATGAGACTTGGAGTTATACCTATAGCACATAACTGATCATCAACAACATTAGTAGTTGTCCAATCAAAATATGTCAAAAATGATTCACGTGAACAAACTGAATCAAAATCCATAGAGTCACCTATATTAGCACCACCAACTTTAGGATCAATGGTTAATTCATTTTTACAATCTAATGCCAATTTTTCATATGGTGCCGAAATATCAGTGGTTCCCATAATAGGTAAGCTATTCGTCCTAAGCTGAGCAACAGGGGATATATTTGGAGGGTTAGTAAAACCAAAAATCTTTGCTGCTCCTGCAATTTTCCCAGCAGCTAATGATGTTGCTGTCATAAATGGTCCAATAATGGGAGCTTGTGATAAAGCCCCTGTCGCTCTTGCAATAGCCGATGCAGGCTTTGAAATTGGATTATCTCCATATTCATCTTTCGATTGAAGAACGCCTTCAATAGTAGGACCACTTAATGCAACGTTATCCATCCAAGCCAGAACATTTATAGTCACAGTAGCTCCCGCGGAAGCATTAGCTGAACGTAAAATATCAAAAGATTTCAATCTACAATACCCCATGTCTGTAACACGTGCTGCATCTGTTAAATCTAGCCATTCCCTATCATAAAGAAAGGGTAATACCATATCACCTGCTAAACTGTCTTGAGGGTAAATCATAATATTGGGACGCTGAGATAATGGTACAAGTTCCTCACTAGATCCCCCATCAACTATTGGTGCAGGATTAAAAATTAACATTGGTTGATATGATAAAATAGCCGCACTATAATAAAATGGTGATGCATTTACCATTACTTTTAAGTGCAAATTTCCGCGTATTAAAGAGTAAGAACCAATCTTTTCCTTTATACTGGGTGTATTTAAATACAAATACCACGGATAAAAAGAAACATCAAGTGAATTACCCAAAGACCAAGCGGTAGAATTAATTCGAACAGGCCTAGAGAGAAAATCTCCAAGGGCTGCATTTTCACTTGAATTACTCATAAGATAATTAACTGGAGCCGTAATATCACTAACTTCGCCAGGCTCCTCTTCTGTAAATCCAGTAACTTCTTGAGCCGTTTCTGTGTTTTGATTAACACCTGTATTAACCATATCGGATTGTTGAACATACTCACGGGTATCATATAATGTTGAGCCATCATATTTAATCCAAGTAGATCTTGGAATAGTTTCAATAACTGTTTCACTTCTACAACAAGAAGAGAAAAATTTAGTTATAAAATTAGTATAAATGTTCGTGGATTGTCCACAAGAAGAACTGTTATTATTGATAGCATTATACAACATACTATCATCCATTTCTGGAGGTTCTATCTTCGTACAGACATCTGTACGTAAATTTGTTTTTTCTGCAGACCGCGATAAAATACAAAGGGGGTCCAACCACAATGTAAGTCTAGAAAATTTCGTATTTCTACCTCCATGGGAGACGTTCAATGCAAGTCATTGAAACCTAAAAAATTGATTGCTACACGACATTATGAAGGTTAATATAATTCCATACCACATAATTATCAGTGCAATCCAAATGAAATAACAAATTTTAGTGAACCACGGAATAGATTCCACATGAGGACGCGGATAGTGGATACTTCTCCATTGATTTAGATCGAGAAATTCACCCTCAGGGAAGAATGTATTATTACCTATCATATTACTCATATATACATGTCTATTATAGTGGACTAAATTCATACCTAGCATCCATGATGCTTTATAATATTCACCTAGGTAACATGATTGATAAATATATTGATCATTTACTTTTCGTGTAGGAAGTTCCATTAATAAGATCTTTCTATGTATATCCATAGGAATTATCGAGTGATCACTTTGCAATCTATATTCGTTTTCATCAATATTTATCAAGGGTCGTTCTTCATATATATAATCATAGATATTTGAATTTTCTACAAATTTATCACGTAATACCTCCCATGCAACAAAAGTTGTTCTTTTGACAAATGGATTTAATCCCGATTTCTCAACGACTTTTTTGAGTAACTCTAATTTATCATTGTATACATTTTTTCCATAAAAGAAATACTCCCTCAAGGCGCTACTCACTCCATCTATTGTTTGTTCCTCAGGATGCACAGTTTTTGAACGAACGTGCACCATTAACATCTTTTCAATCGATTCATGATCTAGAGGTCCTACATATGCTTTGAGATCCGTATCCCATCGCCAAGAACGTTTGAGAAATGTACAATCTTCTATGTCAATAAAAGGTTTACTTTCTGAAACTTTATCCGCCATTGTATATGTAATTCCCATGGTATTTAAAGTCTTAGATATAATAGTATGGTTAAACCAAGTGATATTCTTATTAACACTCATTATATTATCGTCACCATAAGTCATTAGGCATACATTATCTTTAAAGTCACTTACCGTATGATTAGGATTACATAATCTATACACATAACGTATATATAATGAATTAACTAAACCGTTAATTATAACTGTTAATGGATGCCCTGAAGGATTTGAACCAAAGAAACGTACTAAATCACCCTTATATATAGATAGAGGGTAAATTATATCCACATACATAGCTCGCATATATTTACTATCTTCATAAGTGAAGTTACCACCATCTAAACATAATCTTATAATTATTTCAAATGCATATTTCATAAAAACTGGACTCATAGTCTTATCAAAGGCTTTATAATCACCCGCGATCATCCTATCACACCCATATTGTGTTATATGATCATGCAATTCATTCCACTCAATCGATTGTGCGATAGTTCCAGGCCCAGATTCAAATATAAATCTGTTGTTTTGTACCAACCTAACAAAAGATAAATAGTACATTCTCATTAAAACAGTCCAATCCATTGGTGCACTAGAAAATAATCTCACTTTTCCAGATTCCAATTTAGATTTTGAAACTGGTTCATCCTTTAAACAGTTGTTGAAAACTATTCCTGCAGAGTTACCAGATGAATACACTTTGTTAAGATTCTCAATCCTACTCATCATATCCGGAGTAATTTCTACAGGATCTTGGAAATCATCAAATGCTGGAACAGCAACTAAAAAATGTTGTTTAGAACGATTAAAGGGGAAGCCCGCACTTGTGTTTCTTGGTATTTTATTGACATGAGCAATACCAGGGGCACCATTAACAGCAGTTTCTAGATCATACACTTCAAGGATTGAAAGATCTACTCCACTATTTTTAATATCATTGATATAAGCTGAAGCACATTCAGCTAAAATCCCCTCATTGAATAATGTTATAGGTTTAACAAGATCTTGAGCTGTAATATTAAATGGTTCCCAACCACCCAATTTAGGCGCAAAGAATTTTTGTGTATATCCATGCTTTTCTAATTCATCCGCTATTGGCGTTCTAGCAACACGACTTTTACCTGTATTTACAAATGCATTTTTAACTGATCCATATACATTTGCAGAACCACTCTCTATAAATCTAAATGTAGATTTTGGATGTAATTCAACTAAATCACTCTGTGAGAACATTTCTGTTGGATTAGGTATCCAATCTAAGTGTTGTTCAACCATATCTCTTGAAATCAATAGAGAGGCAACTCCATTTGTTATTCCACCATAAGCATGTATACCTGCAAAAGCATAACCTTGCGGTGTATCTAAAAATAAGGGAGAACCACAATGTCCATATTGTGTCATTGTATCTGCTTGTCCAGACCAAATTTCAAACGTATTTTTTGAATTTTCATCAACTTTCTTCATCCTGCTTATATTTCTCACATTATTAATAGTTTTATGTCCAGATTGATCTATATGTACATAGAACCCTCTCTGGTCTTGTACATGAGAATCACGCATTAAGTATTTATACACCCCTTGTCGGGGTGGAATATTTGAAATCATAAGTAAGGCATAATCTTGATTTGGGAAAGGTATAACGTTTCCTTTTGATAATTGAATAGTGCAATTTGCTGTAACGCCTCTATTTTTTGGTTCACTCAATAAATCCATCTGAATAGTTGAAAGATCTTTTTCAAACATTTTTGATATAGAGTGATAATTAATTAAGTAAAGATTACCTTTCAGACATAATATTGTTGTTC